CAAGTAATAATATTAGTGAAAATAAAGAGTCAGAAAATGAAGAAAAGGTTTATACACTTGGGGATGATGACTCTTTTAAAGTCACAGATGATATTATACGTCTATTTGGTGGAGGATATCATAAATCGGACTATAAAGCAATGTGGGATAAATATGATTTTTTAAGTAAGAATTATCCTGACCTTACTAATTTACACACTGAAGCTCTTGTTACATATGTTAGATTTAAAGTTAAAGAAGAACAAGCTACTGCTCAAGGTGATTCTATTAATGCTGAAAAATGGAATAATGCAGCCACAAAGGCAGCAGAAAAAGCAAAAATTAATCCAAATCAATTAAGTCAAAGTGATTTGCAAGGTGGATTAAATAGCTTTTCAGAATTATCCTTGATGGTTGAACAAGCTGTAGATATTATACCAATTCTTCCAAGATTTAAGTTTAGACCAAATGATGCAATTGATTTTAACGTTTGGTGTTTAATAAATTATTTGAGAGATTTGGAAGGAAAAGAATTATGTGAATATCAAGACGTTTATAAATTTTATGATGTTCGTAAGCAAGAATATATTGAGCAATATGGAGATCCCACAGGCATATTTGCTAATGACACTACAGAGTCAAATAGAGATGCTATTAAAAAATTCATTACACTTCCAAGTGATTATAATAATGATAAAGTGGTAAGTAGTGAAGATAATGAAGAATAATACTACAAATATAACTTTAGATAATAAACAATCAACTTCTTTTGAAAAAAATTTATCTAAATATGTAGATTTAATTAGTTGGATTAGATTTTATCCAGATTTGTTTCTTGATTTAATTAAACCTAAAACTGGCGGTATTACTTTACATCCAGATCAACGAGTATTTTTAAGGGCGGCAGTTAGATTTTTTTCATTATACGGTTGTTTCCCTAGAGGTTGGTCAAAAACATGGGGTGAAGTTGCGGCAATGGTAATAGTAGCTATTGCTTTTCCTAATATTGAATTAGCATTAACGGCACAAACAAAAGATAACTCTGCTGAATTATTAAAAGATAAAATTAATGAATTATTAAAACAATATCCAATGTTAGAAAATGAAATTTCTAAAAAACATTTTCAAAAAGGTGATGCAGAAGTTATATTCAAAAATGGCTCAAAAATAGATGTCCTTGCAAATAGTCAGAATTCTAAAGGTCAAAGACGTAAAAGAATTAGCGTTGAAGAATCTGCTTTGTTAGATAATGTACTTTTTGAAGATGCACTAAAGCCAATTGTAGAAATTTCAAGATATACATGTGGTAAAATATCTGTTGTTGATCCTGAAGAATTGAATCAGCAAATTAATTTCTTTACTACCCCTGGTTGGAGAGGTAGCGATGAACATGGGCGTAATTTACAAATGATTAAAAATATGGCTGATTTAAAAGGAGAAATAGTTTTAGGTTCTAATTGGATGCTTGGGTGCTGGTATGGTAGAGGTTCGTCTAAGAGTCAAATTTTAGAAAAGAAAAAAACTATGTCCCCCATTGCCTTTGATCAAAACTATGGTGGAAAATGGACTGGTAGTAGTGATAATTCATTGGTGAACGTAAATAAATTAATGAATTGTAGAACATTAACCAAGGCATTATCAGCAACAGAAAAACAAAGTGACGAATACTTTATTGGTGTTGATGTGGCTCGTTCTCAAAACACAAATAATAATCAGTCATCAATTGCCGTTGGTAAAGTAAATAGAGATGAAATAAGTAATCGTATTTTATCTATTGATATAGTTAATATGATGACTGTTTCTAATGCTTTAAACTTCACAGCGCAAGCATGTATTGTTAAAAAAATAAAAATTGCGTACAATGCAAAAATGGTAATAGTTGATGGTAATGGTCTTGGCGCAGGATTAGTTGATGAATTGTTAAAGTCTAACTATGATCCAATTAATAAAGAACCATTGGGTTGTTGGGATACAATCAATACTGATAATAAACCAGAAGTAATTGGTTCTGAAAAGTGTGTATTCGACTTAAAAGCGCAAACAGCTCAAACCAGAATAGTAACAACATTTATTGATATGGTCGATAGTGGTAAATTGAGACTGCTTGAAAAACGACAAGAAAATGAATTGTACTCAAGTGATAAAAAGGATTTTGAATTAACTTGTTTACCATTTATTCAAACAGATTTATTTTTTGAAGAAGTGAGTAATTTAAAATTAAAGCGTTTGCCTAGTGGTTCATTGACTGTTGAAAAAGTAGTTAATAAATTAAATAAGGATAGATTTTCCTGTGCTGCTTACTTGTTATGGTACATAAATGAATATTGTAACAATATTAGGATTAAACATCAATCGTCATCTTTTGATTTTAAATTCCGTCAACCAAAATTACGTTCATTGTAATATTCCAAATAGAAAGGAAGTGATTTATTGTCAGATAAAATAGATGAAGTTAAGAATAATACTTCTCCCCCACTTACTAAAGAACAAGTTAAACAAAAGCAATTAGATTTTGTTAATCAATTGAATTATACACGACTTTCTAAAACTATTGTTCAAGATTTGGTAAATAGTCGGAAAGAAAGTGTTTTGTTTCAAAATTACACTAAAGAAGAAGTTGTAAAATTTCTAGCTAATCCACAATCGTCCGAAAAACAAATTAGAATCATGAGTAATTTTTTGTATGCTAATTCAAGTCATTATAGACGGTTGTGTAACTATTTCAGCAAGTTAGCGACATTTAATTATTATATTGCTCCATATAACTTGAGTAAAGATAAATATAATAAGATTTCATTTTTGGTAAATTATCAGAAAGTTGCTAATCTTCTTGAAAAGTTTAATCTTAAATCTCAGTTATTAAAGATTTTTAATGTCTGTTTCTATCAAGATATGTTTGCTGGGCTTTATTTTGAGACACCTGATTCTTTTGATATTATTCAAATTAATTCCGATTATGTAAAAATATCATCTAAAGAAGATGGATGTTTAGTATATTCTCTTGATTTTAATTTCTTTAATAATAGACAATATTTACTTGACTCATATGGTGATGATATAAAGCAAATGTATTACAACTATGCTGGATATCAAGAAGTAATTGATGGTAAAAAAGGAAAGAAAGTCAAGGGTAATCCAGATTTAAGATGGCAAGAACCTCTTAATCAGATTTGTATAAAAATTAATGATGATCAACTTTTATATTCTCTTCCTCCGTTTGCATCTGTATTTCCAGAAATACTTAATCTTGAAGATTACAAACTGTTAAAAAAGGCAGGAGAACAATTAAAGAATTATAAAGTATTATCAATGGAAATACCTATTGGCGATGATGGTCAGTTCAAAGTTGACGAAGAAATTGTAACAAAGTTTTATAATCAAGCTTGTAACAACATTGCAGACGGAGTAGGTATTATTGTTAGTCCTATGAAAATAACACAATTTAGTTTTCAGAACAGTGTGACTACTGAAACAGATGCAGTAAATCAAGCGGAAAGTGAGTTATGGTCAACTTCTGGTAGTAATGGTTTACTTTTTGGTATGGGTGACAATCCAAGTTCATCTAGTCTTAATATCTCTATTAAAAACGACACTTCAATTACATACGCTTTACTTCGTCAGATAGAGAATTGGTTAAATAAATATATAAAGAAACTAAATTTACCTTATGATTTTAAAGCCCATTTTTTGAATCAGAGTATTTATGATGAAAATGAGGTTTGTGATAGATACCAAAAAGCGGCAATGTATGGAGTAAGTGGTTCTAAGTCTTTATATGTAGCTTCATTAGGTTTAAGTCCATCAGATGTTATTGCAATGCAAGAATTAGAAGGCGCATTAAATTTTGCAGATGATTGGGTGCCTATGCAATCTTCGAGTACAATGGCTTCTGATCCTACTAATACAGGGGGCAAACCTACAAATGCCAGTAAAGGTAAAGGATTAACAGAAAGTGGAAGTCAAACCCTAGAGGATGATGAAAATGCAAACAAATAAAATAATATTTAGAAGGAGTTGTAAAAATGTTTGTCTGTAAAGGTAAACGTTTGGCAAATTATTTAATAGAGCATGGTTCAAAAATAATTAGAATTGATTGTGACCAGAAAGCTAAAGGTTTTCTGGTCTTTTTATTTGAACAAGATGAATCTATTAAACAGAACTTAAAGCAATGGGAAACTGATAAAGAGACTTATTTGTTTTAAGAAAATTGAAGGAGATGTTTTAAATGAGTTTTAATAAAGAAACTGGAATGTA